TTATTTGTGCATGATGATATTGTGCATGATGATAGCGACATCGAAGCGTTAGAGCGAGGTGTGCAATGAGCGCCTTTTATGACCGCATGCAGTCCACAGCCAGCCGCCTGCTGACCAAGTACAAGCAGGGCGCGGTGGTCTATAACGCCCCAGGCTCAGACGGCGATCCGTTTAACCCACCCACTCCCGGCCAGTCATACCCAGTTAGCGCCGTACAGCCTCAGGGCCGCGAAAAGCAGACCTACATCGACGGCGGCTATATCGTCGCCACTGACATTCTTTTAGCCGTTGCGCCGTTTGAGGTTGAGCCTACGTTGTCGGGTACGATGACGATTAACGGCGAAACGTACCAGATTGTGATGGTTGACTCGCCTACTGTTCTGCCTGCTGATGGGCAGTTGGTGTGGTTTGTCGGGTGCAGAAAGTGAACCTCTCCCGAATAGCAAAAGACAACGAACGCGCCGTCCTCAGCGCCTTCCGCAAGGCCGTCCAGTCCGTCAAGGATCAGGCGGTCATTGCCGAGATTGCCGCGCTTATCAACCGTGGCGACATCGAAGGCGTCGTCAATCTGCTGCAACTTGACCCAACCACCTTTAGGCCGCTTGAAAACGCCGTGATTGCCGCTTACGAAAAAGGCGGGGCAACGGGCGCGGCTCAGATTGGGCGCATCCCTGTCGAGGCTGGAACGCTTGTGGCGAGGTTTAACGTGCGGGCACCTCGTGCCGAGGAATGGCTGCGCAACTGGTCGTCAACCCGCATTGTCGAGATTGCCGACGAGACTCGGGAGGTTGTGCGGTCTGTGCTGACGGCGAACCTGGCGGAAGGCGTCGGCCCTCGCACGTCTGCGCTGGATCTAGTGGGGCGGATTGATCCTGTGACCAAGCAGAGGACGGGCGGGTTTATTGGGTTGACATCGAATCAGGCGGAGTGGGTGCGCAATGCCAGGCGCGAGCTTGAGACGCTGGACCCGAACTATCTAACAAGGCAGCGTAGAGACAGGCGGCTAGATGGTGCATTTAAAAAGGCCATGGATTCTGGCAAACCGTTAAAGGCAAAGCAAATTGACGCAGCTGTTAGCCGTTACCAAGCCAGTGTCCTGAATTACCGGGCCGAAACCATCGCCCGCACTGAGAGCATTAACGCCTTGAGAGCTGGGCAAGACGAGGCGATACGGCAGGCGGTCGAAACCGGAGAGCTTGAACGGGAGTTTGCCACCAAGGTCTGGGACGCAAGTGGCGACGCGCGAACGCGACCAACGCACGCGGCCGCCGACGGGCAGGAGATGCCGATTGACCAGCCTTTCACGGTTGGCGGCTATCAGCTTATGCGGCCAGGGGATAGCAGCCTGGGCGCCCCGGCGGGCGAAACGATACAATGCCGTTGCGTAGTACGCTACAAGATGAACTTTGCGGGGCAGGCGGCTAAGACTATAAGGGGGTTTGGCTGATGGCCCTTTCAAGATTCGAGCGACAGGTGCTGGCATGGCAGCGCAAAGCCGAGGCGGCCATGGAGGCGACTCTTAAAGAAGCCGCACAAGACCTGACGATGCAGGCCAATGAGAGCCGGTTCAAAACGGGAAATACGCCGATTGATACAGGCTTCTTGCGTAACAGCTTCACGGGCGCAGTGAACTCTATCCCGTCCGGCGAGGACACCGCGCCAAAGGGTTACAAAAACACAGACTTTGATGCGGGCCCCGCACTGCTGGCAATCAACAGCGTTAAGATTGGTGACAGGCTGGTGCTCGGATGGACGGCCAATTATGCGATCTACATGGAGGCGCGCTACTCTTTCATGCGGCGGGCCGCACAAAACTGGGACATCATAGCGGCTAATGCCGCACGACGGGTTAGGAGGGCGATTAAGTGACCATTAAAATCGTATTACCGGAAGGCGATGGCCCGAAAGCGACCAACGGTATCAAGGTCTACACAGATGGCGGCCACGAAATCCACGGCATCACTCGCATTCGGTGCGACTGGTCCGTCAATGAGATTTTGGAGGCAACAATTACCGTCGAAGTCTCAGAGATCGAGAACCTGCACGGCATTGAGGGTATCGTTATAGCTGAGCCAGACGAGGATGACGACCAATGACCCCCACAAACAACCAAATCTACATGGCCGCCATCACGCGGCTGAACAACGCAGCGCTCGGCTACCCCATCTCATGGCCGGGCTTCAACTTCACGCCCCCATCATCTGGCGTGTGGCTGGAGGTGTCGTTTTTCCCGAATGAAGGTATCGACAACGGCTTGCGCTACTCCGACACAGTGGTTCCCCGTGGCATCTTGCAGGTGGCATGCGTTAACCGCCCTGGCGCTGGCCTTGAGGCCGTTCACGCGGCGGCGGATCAGATCAGGGCGCTGTATGCCAAGGGCACTGGCTTGATTGGTAGCGTGCGCGTCATCCGTGAGCCATACGATATGGAGCTGCAAGCCGATGACGACCGGTTGATGGTGGTTGTTTCTGTGGAGTATTCGGGGTAAGCTGCATCTGGACTCGTCGTTGATGACGCTCCGCCTCTCTCCCTGCCCCGCTTTGTGCGGGGTTTTTTGTTTCAACTCAAAACTAGGGTATACTGAGACAAGGCTGTACCTAGGCAGCTTCTCGTCGTGATGGCGAAATTTTCCAATATTGGAGACTTAACCATGGTGATTACAAGTACCGGAATTACCCTTTCTGTTGCTGCGGGCGCACCCGCGACCCTCGATAAACTCGGCTACGAAGCCCTTGCATTTGTTGAGGTTGGTGAAGTTACCGATCTCGGCGAATACGGGCCAAACGTCGAAGTTGTCACCCACAACCCACTAAAGACCGGCGTAACCCAGAAGCTTCCAGGGTTTATAAATTATGGCAGCCAGACCATTGCTCTTGGCTGGGACGTTGCTGATGCAGGGCAGACCCTGTTGAGCGATGCGGCCAATAATCCGGCGACCGCTGGCGAGCATTCGGTGAAAGTTCAGTACGCAGACGGTTCCATTGATTACTACGTTGGACGTGTATTCAGCTACACCAAAGCTCCTGGATCTGCTAACAGCGTTGTTGGCTCGAACGTGAACTTTGAGATCAACACGCCTGTCCTGAACGTTCCGGCACCTTAACCCCAAATTGACCGGCTAGCCCGCAAGCGAAAGGCGGCCTCATCCACCGCTTGCCGGTCATCTTTCCGGATGCATAGCGAGGCATGATATGACCAACATTTTGAAGCAATTTGATACCGTTTCCGCGTCCGAAGAAGGTGCATGGCTGCACCTGTGCTCACCCGGCACCGACGAGCGCGTATACAACGGCAAGAACAAGCCCCTGCGCATCAAGCTTAAAGGCCCCGATTGCGATGCGTGGACGTCGTTCCAGCGCAAAGCCATGAAAGGCCAGGGGAAAAAAGACGACCGAAGTCTGGAAGACGTAGCACTGGAAGATAGCAAACTCTTTGCCAAGATGACCCTGGCGTGGGAAAACATGCCCGCAGAGGTTGGCGAATGCAACTACGAAAACGCCATTAAGCTGTACCTGAACTACAAAGACATCCGCATGCAAGCCCTGCGGTTTGTAGTGGCGCAGGAAAATTTTACGCAGAAGCTGCCGACAGACTAAAGCTCTGGGCAGCGCAACTCGGATGGATGCACAGCGTACCGGAGCGCAAGCGCAAGGATGACAGGCGCACCCGGTACGAGCAGTACGGCCCAGATCACCCCTATACGGCCATGCCGGAGCTTGACGAGCACGAGTATCTGGCCGGGCTGTTTATTGACACCGGCATGGCCGCGCCCGCAGGGATGGGTGGGCAGGTGGCGCTGAGCTGGGCAGAGTTGCAGGCGTTCGACCATTGCGGACGCTTGCAGTTAACCGGCTGGGAGCTGTCCCGCCTTATGGACATGTCCCGCGCCTACTGCCAGTGGCTGGCAAAGGGCGGCAAGCAGGGAGACATCGCGGATGACGTGCCCTATATCGACCGCACGCGGAGCGCAACCGGCTACCTACTCAGGCAGCGTGACGCAAGCGCAGCAAACCGTGATAAACTAGAGTAAAGCAACGTCGGGAGACTGTCGCATATGGCCGCAACGATGGCGGAACTGGGCTTTAACATCGACTCGTCACCGATGCGGCGGGCGTCTGCCGAGTTGACCCGAATGAGCGGGGCGGCGGGGAAGGCTGAGAGGTCTACTCGCCAACTGACCACGGCCACGGACGCGGCAAGGCGTGCCGTTACCGGACTGGTAGCGGCCCTTTCGGCGCGCGAGGTCATCCAGTACGCCGATACCTGGCAAAACGTCGCTAACCAGCTCAGGCAGGTCACTAGCGGCACGCGTGAGCTTGAGGCCATACAGGCGCGACTGGTTAATGTTGCAAAGGACACCCGCTCGAATTTTGACGCCACGGCCAACCTGTATGCGCGCCTTGCCCGCTCGACAACTGAGTTGGGGCTATCCACCGAAGACCTGATTGGTCTGACAACTACCATCAACCAGTCGTTTGCCGTGTCTGGTGCGAGTGCCTCTGAGGCCGCCGCAGCTATCACGCAGCTCTCCCAGGGTTTGGCCGCTGGTGCATTGCGGGGTGACGAGTTTAACTCGGTCTCCGAACAAGCCCCGGCGCTCATGCGCGCCATTGCCGACAGCCTGAACATGACCATTGGAGAATTGCGGGCCTTTGCAGCCGAGGGCGGCATCACCGCAGAGATTGTGGTAAACGCGCTGCGCGGCGCGGCTGAAGAGATTGACACCAACTTTAACAAGACTGTGGCGACGTTCGGGCAGAATCTGGAGATTGCCAGAACCAATATGCTGCAATTTATTGGCAGCTCTGACGGCATTAACTCTGCGGTTTCTGGCGTTGGCGAGGCTATTGTCTGGGCTTCTGAACGCTTAATTGATTTTGGCGACATTCTTCCCGCGATGGCTTCACAATGGTCAGTTTGGGCGGGCGATGTCAGAACAACGCTTAACATTGTTGGTGAAATGTTCGCGGCCTCTGGAAATGACATTCAGGGTATGTGGTCTGATACTGTCGGATTCCTCGGCGACGCATTCCTGAATTTTCCAGCCAATGTCCGCGCATTAATTCAGATAGCGACGGTTGAGGTGGCCGCGTTCGTTGATAAAGCTGGGGCCTATGCGTCAGCCATTGCGCAGTACCTTGACCCTCGAAACTGGTTTGACGATGACGCGCAGACCGCCATAAGGAATCAGCTCTCAGCCGCAATTGACGGGGCAAACCAAGCCAGGCTTGACTCCATATCAACAATTTTGGCAGAGCGTGACGCTATCGTTAATGTAAGCGCAGACATTCTTGAAGCCCAACAGCTTGCTAGAGAATCATTTGACATTCAGACGCAGTCTTTGCAGACGATGATGAACACCGCCAAGACTGGGTCTGAAGAGCTTGAAAAGCTGGCCAAAGCGGTTGCCAAAATCCGAGATGAGGTAGACCCACTCGGCGCAGAGTTCGCCACGCTAAACCGCCAGATCAACACTCTGATGGAGGCTTCAGCGGCGGGCATCATTAGTCCGGAGATGCGTGACAAGCTCATCAAGGGGCTTGTTGAGGCCATGGCGGAAGCAGGCGAGGATTCCGCCGAAGCGTTCGTCAACCCCTGGCAAACTGCCGCCGACTCCGTAGCCAGCAGCCTACAAGACGCCATAGCCTCGGGCGACTGGGACAAGATCGGTGACGTGATCGGCAATACACTGGCAACGTCCATCGCGGGCATCGTCAACAAGACCATCACCGACAGCCTGGCCAAAGACTTGACCGCCAACAGCAGCGCCCTTGCCCAGATCGGCGGGGCGTTTGCCGGCCCCATTGCCGGGGCGGTCGCTGGCGGCGCGATTCAGTTGGCCGTGTCCGAACTGTCCGACTACTTCAGCGATGACTGGGATCCGACCGCAGCCCGGCAGGCAGCCCAGGGCACCGGCACGGTGCTGGGCTCCATTGATGCCAAGTCGGAGTCCATCGCCAAGGCCGTGGACATCAGCGCGGGGGCGTCCCGTGAGCTGGTGGGCATTAACCGGGATATGTTGCGGGCGTTGCAGGCGGTGCAGCTGGGTATTGCTGGGGCGTCTGCAAGGGTTGCAAGAGGTCAGGCAGGCGCCCAAGACGGCATTGGAATGCCAAGCGTTTACAGTGGCGCCCAAGCGCTTTCGCTCGGGCTGGGTGGCGCGTTTGAGTTCGCGGCAGACGCGTATCTGGACTACCTGAGCTTCATGTTCACTGGGGGGCTTGTAGATTTCGGCAAGCTACTGGGCGGCAAGGTCAAGAAACGAGACGAAGGCATCCAGATCATCGGCGGCTACATTACCGATCTGATTGACGAAACGATCGTGAACGCGTACGCCACGTTCCGTGTCAAGAAGCACGCCTTCGACGATTACGACACCAAAGAACGTTTTCAGCGTATCGGTGGTGATGTTGAGCAGCAGTTCAGCCTCGTGTTCGAGAGCCTGTTGGATAGCGTAGTGGCCGGCGCGGACGTGCTCGGAGTTGACGCCATGGGGCGGCTGGCAGGGTTCAGGGTGCAGACGCAGCGCCTAAGCCTCGAAGGGTTGAACGCAGCCGAGCAGCAAGCAGAACTGGAAGCCTACTTTGGCACTGTGTTCGACCAGCTGGCGGGGGCCGCCATCCCATTCCTTGACGACTTCCAGCGCGCCGGCGAAGGCCTTGGCGAGACGTTGGCACGGGTAGCCACACAGGTTCAGGTGACCGAGCAAGCCGTGGATATGTTGGGCTTGCGGTTTAGCTCATTGGCCGGGGCGGAATTGATTAACGCCTCTGACCGGCTGATTGAGCTGAATGGCGGGCTAGATCAGTTCATCAGCAACATGCAGAACTTCATCGGCAACTTTGCGACCGAGGCGCAGCAGTTTGCCATCAATGCCAACGCGCTGGCTCAGGGCCTGGGCGATTTGCCGTTGCCAGAGACGCGGGATGGCTTCTGGGCGCTCATGCAGGCGCAGGACGCTGCAACCAAGGAGGGGGCGGAGAATATCGCCACGCTGTTGCGGTTGCAGGGTGTGGCGGACCAGTACTATAGCGCGATTGAGAAGGCGCAGGAAAGCTACTACCAGACCGAAATCGCAGGCCAGCGCGACCGGCTAAGCGAGGCCAAGCGCGCCAACCGCGCCGTACAGTCCGCCATGGACTCCATGCTGTTTCAGTCCAGCGCCGTGCAAGAGGCCAGCCGCCAGAGCGCCCTGCAAACGCTGGAGCAAATCGCCAACGCTGGCCGCGTGTCGAATTTTGGTACACTGCAATCAGCGCTGGACCGGGCCACACAGATTGACCAAGGCAACTTCGGGACGTTTGCTGACTACGCTCGCGAGTACGCCCGCACAGCTGGCGTTATTGGCCGCGTGGGCGACGTGACGCAGACGGCAGAGGACAGGGAGGCTCGCATGTTGCGCAGTTTGGAAAACCAGCTTGAGGCGATTAAGGGCTTGCGCGATGATCTGGAGCGCAGCCAGCTGGCCCTCATAAAACAGGCCAACAAGACCGCAAAGACATTGGAGCGGTTCGAAATTGACGGAATCGAGGTGCGCTCGTGAAGATTATCAGGCCGATGGATTTGACGGCGGATGGAATTGTTACCAGCAACGCTCCGACCGAGCAAAACCCTGTTTGGGCTCCAACCGGTCCGGACTACGCTGAAAGTTTGAGTGGCCCGCTAGTTGCGGCATCAAGCGGGTTCATTTACATCATGAAGTCGAGCTCAGGCCCGTTCGACCTACGCCGGCACGATCCCATCACCGGGGAAACCACTGGCGTTAATCTGAGTTGGCAGCAGCCAGAGACGGTCACGCCGGTCTTCATCGCAGTTGCCCGCGATGACTCGCACATTGCCGTCGCGTTTAGCGTGCCGGGCGGCAACTATGTGGTTGAGTTATACGAGGTGAGCACTGGCCTGCGGAAATTCACGGATCACTGCCTGTGGTACCGGTGGACCCGGGTTGTTTTTTCGTCCGATTCGTCTGCGCTGGTGTTGCCCACGGTTCGTAAAAACAACGAGGTGAAAGAGAGCCGTATTACGATTGTCAATCTGGTGAACTACGGGCGATCAGACGGTGACTGGCTGTCCCATGAGGACTCCAACGCAGGCATCCATGCAATATGCGGGCTGTGCTATGACAATGCCACCGGGAAGGCGTTCGCCTATTTGAACGCAGTCACCAGTACGGGCGGCGTGACTACCGGCTATTTGATGTCGTTTGACGGCACCACCACCAGTCAAGTCCGGGATTCGTTCGGCGACCTCGACGGTGCCGCACTGATTTATGATCCGGTGGCAAATGAGGTCGGCGTTATCAAGTCGAGCAATATTGAGTGGCGGAATCCAACGACTTTAGCGGCCGCGACCACGCTGCCGCTCCCATCATCGACGAGAGCCTTTTGCGAGAGCGACGACGGATCAGGAATCTATTTCGGATTCTGGGTTCAGCCGTACGTGCGCAAACTCAACCTCACTACTCGAACCATCGAATCAACGTCGAACACCCTGTCGCCGGAGTTCTACGAGAACTACGGGACCGACAAGTACCAGGCGATTGCGGCCAGCGCGAATCATCTTGGCATCCGTCAGGCTCAAGGGTTTGTTGTTGCCGACCTGCCGGACCTGACGATCATTACGCAAACAAACCCATCTGTAACGGCGGGTGACGTTTACCTGTATGGCGATCATCGTTATGAGGCCCTAACAAACAACAACGACCGCCCCGATGTTGGCGCTCTCGCAGACCCGCCAACCTGGCTAGACCTCGGCTTCATCAACCCCCTGCGCATGTTCGACAACAAGCTAGACAGCCTAACTACAGGCCCCAGCCCCCTTGTGATCAACATCACCCCCGGTATGCTGGTGAACGGCATTGCGCTTTTTAACGTAAACGCCAGCACCGTGCAGATCACCTACACCGACCCAACCGACGGGCTCGTGTACGACACCGGCGCTATCAGCATGCTGGACAACTCCGGTGTGCAGGATTGGTACAGCTTTTTCTTCGACCCGTATCTGGTCAAGGCGGACTTGGCCCGCGTGGACTTGCCGGCCTACATTGACGGCACGGTTCAGATCACGTTGGATGGGGCCGGCGCGGACGTGGCGATAGGCGAGGTGGTGCTGGGCACCATCTACAAGATCGGTGACGCACAGTACGGCAGCAGCGCGGGTATCATCGACTTCAGTCGCAAAGAAGCCGACCAGTTCGGAAACTTCGAGATCGTCCCGCGCCGGTTCTCCAAGCGGGCCGAGTTTGACGCCGTGATACCGCCCGCCTACGGCGGTTCAGTGCAGCGTACCCTGGCGCGACTGCGCGCCACCCCGGTCGTCTGGATCGGCTCCGTAGACTTGGAGGAGACCATCGTGTACGGCTATTTCCGTGAGTTTGATATACTCTTGAGCAATCCGGCGTTTTCCAACGTCACCATCACCGTAGAGGGCCTATAACATGGCAGCACCACAGTCCACCCCGTTACCGGCAGCCCCGCAGCGTGGCGAGCCGGAGAGTGTGTTTATTCCCAAGTCTAACGCGTTTGTGGCGAGCCTTGAGCCGTTTCGGCAGCAATTGCAGGCGCAGGCCGACTACGTTGACACAAAGGCGACCGAAGTCGGATCTAACGCTCAACAGGCAGCGAATTCAGCGGCCGCAGCCAGCGCATCGGCATCCGACGCGGCGAATTCAGCCGCCGCCGCAGCGAATACGTTTGACAACAAACTGCCGACCGCTCCGGCGCTAATAGATGGCCTCAGGCGCTCCGTTGAAGCTGCAAGCGGCGGGCGAATGACCGTCTTTTACACCGCCAAGGGGCAGCCGAGCTACTTCGTCCGTCAGGGCAAGTTCCTGTGCGAAGACATCGCACCGGGCGGCGAGCTTGGCACTGGCGTCCACGAGGCGTTCGTCTTTAACGGGGTGGAAGACGCCGAGATCTGGGTAGGCGCTTATCAAGCTGCAATCGTTGATGGCGAGGCCGTCAGTCAGCCTGGGGTCGCTCCGGCGGTTAACATCAACTACGACAACGCCCGCGCTGCCTGTCAAGCCGCCGGTGCCGGATTTGACATGATGACTATTTGGGATTGGGCGGCCATCTCTCTGTGGTGCATGGCCAACGGCTTCCAGCCGCGCGGCAACACCAATCATGGCCGTCATCATGACAACCGCTGGGAGACAGGCACCCGGCAGGACAACGGTGTACCGGGCGACAGTGCCGGAATCGGCAACACCCTGACCGGCTCCGGCCCGGTGCAGTGGCGCCACGACGAGACCATGGCAGGCATTGCCGACATGGTGGGCAACGTATGGGAATGGCTGAGCGGCATGAAGATGGTGGATGGACGCGTGCTCCTGAGTGCGGATAACGGCATCCCGGCTGAGGCGGGTTATGAAGACACTCTGTTTGATCTGCCGAGCAATCGCACCTGGTCAACGGTCGATAACACGGGAGCCAGTGACGCCCTCAAGCGCGCTCTGATCGTGCCCAAAGGCGTGGATGACCCCTTGGGCTACCTCTACACCAATCTTACGGGAGAACGGCTCCTGATCCGGGGTGGCACTCGCTACAATGCCGGCAATGCCGGCCTCGCGGCGCTGAACCTCTACAACGAGCGCACGACTGCGCACACGGGTCTCGGGTTCCGCCCCCGCTTTCGCAATCCGTAATCCGTAACCCTGCAATCTGTTTGCCCTGCGGTAGCAGGGCGTTAGGAGCTAAACATGGAAAACATTGAAGAAACAGCAGTCGAAACCCACGAAGAGTGGGCGCTAAGAAAGCGTCGAGAGGCCATGAAGGTGACTCGATTCCAGGCAAAGGCTGCGCTAATGCAGGCGGGTTTGCTCGATGACATAGAGCAAGCGGTCTCGGACTCCGACGATCCAATGATTAAATTGGCCTGGCAGGAAGCCAGCTTCGTGCGCCTGAGTCCGCTTATCTCAGCCATGGCCGGGGCAGTCGGGCTCTCCGACGAGCAGCTGGATGAGCTGTTCGAGACCGCCGAGAGGGTGGCATGAGATACTTTAAGCCGTCAGAGTCTACCTGCCCCTGTTGCGGGGCGAGTGTTTAGCGGGAGGCGGTATGCCAAGGTACAGCGACACCAGCAAGGCCAGGCTGAACACTTGCCACAAGGACTTGCAGCTAATATTTAACACGGTTATCAGTCATTTCGACAACTCGATTCTGTGCGGTCACAGGGGCAAGGCCGCACAAATGGAGGCGTACAACTCCGGCAAATCAAGGGTTAAATGGCCGAACGGAAAGCACAACAAAACGCCCAGCATGGCGGTTGATGCGGCGCCATACCCTATCGACTGGAAGGATAGGGAGCGGATGATCCTGTTCGCTGGGTATGTCATGGGCGTGGCCCAGGTGCTGCACGACGAAGGCATGATAACGCATCGGCTGCGATGGGGCGGCGACTGGGACCGTGACACGGAAGTGGCTGATAACGATTTTGATGATCTTGTGCATTTTGAGCTGGTGGAGTGATGGATATCCTTAAAAACGCCGCCAACGAAATCCTGATATTCTGGTACTGCGTGCTGTGTACGTATATCGTGATAACCAACCCGGCAGCGCATGAAGAATTCCTTGTTATGAATGCCGGGGTGTTTGGGTTGTATAAATGGCTTCAGGAGCGAGAGAATGCTAAAGCTAATTCAACGATTCGCGGCAACACCGTTTAGCGGCTACCTCGCCATTGCCCTGTTGGTGGTGGCTGGTGGCGCCGCTTATTGGTTCTGGACTGAACTCAAGGAGTTTGGCGGGCTTGAGCAGCGGGCGGTGGCTCAAGAAGAGACGATTGCCATCCAAAACGCAAGGCTTGAGCAGTTGAGCAAGATCAGTGAACAGCGCCAGCAGGCACTAACCGAACAGCAACGCAGAGCTCAGCAACTTGAACGAAGCGAGCGGGCCTATCGGTTTGCGATACAGGAGGCCAGAAAGAATGTGGACAAGGTTACTAGTGAGTGCATGGCTTTGCATCTCGATGACAGCTTGCAGTTTGGGCCGCAACGTGAAGACGGAAACAGTGATGATAAAGCCAGAACCGGCGTGGATGGCTGACTGTGAAATCCCTCCCCGCAACGGCGGCACACTTGGCGACTATTACGACTGGTCGTTTGAGCTGTGGCAAAGCCTGCTGAAGTGCAATGAAAAGCAGCGGGCTGAACGACAATTCTACCAGTCCCAATAAAGGTACGATGATACCCAAATTGGTACTGTGGACAGAACGGGCGCTGATATGCGCCTTTTTTGTTGTTATATGCCTACTAAGGCTATACTACGGGCTACTACTCATAACGGAGCGCTTGCGATGGCTGGTTTTGTCGATTATGCCAACTCAGAGAGACAGAAAGAAATCGGGCGCCTGATGGATGAAGGACTATCAAGCGCGCAGATTGCCGAGAAGGTGGGCGCAGACCCGGGAAACATACGGAAGGCCATGCGCACGATACGCGCCAGAGCGGCCAAGAAAGGCCATGCGCCCGAGCACGATATGCGCCATACCGTACCTGACGGCTACGCAGTCAAAGGGACATCAACGCTATACAAAGAAGGCCAGCCGGTTCTGCAATGGGTTAAGACGAACCAGGACGCAGAACGGCAGTTGGAGTTGATGCAGGCCGCAGTAGCAGAACTATCAAAAGAAATCCCGCCATCCTCCCCGATCAAAAAGCCAAAGCGGCAACTAAACTCGGACCTTCTGAATCTTTACACTCTAACCGATTGTCACGTAGGCATGCTGGCATGGCATAGAGAGGGCGGAGCTGATTGGGATCTGAAAATAGCAGAAGAAACGCTGGTTGGCGCATTTATAGCAATGATGGACGGCGCTCCAAATTCAGAGTACGCAATTGTTGGCGAGCTTGGCGACTTTGAGCATTTCGACGGGTTCGATGCAGTAACTCCGACTAATCGTTACCAATTGGACGCAGACGGAAGATTCCCGAAGATCATAGAAACCAGCATCAGGATTAGGCGGCGGTTTATTGATGAGGCGCTAAAGCGTCACAAGAAAGTTATTTGCCTTATGGCGGAAGGTAATCACAACATCGTCTCGAGCATGTGGATGCGGAAGATGTTTGCCGCGCTCTATATCAACGAACCTCGAGTTGAGATCATAGACACAGAAATACCGTACTACGCATACCAGTTCGGAAAAGTGATGCTGGGCTGGCATCACGGGCACAAAAAGCCAAATCACGAACTACCGCTACTTTTTGCGTCTCAATTCCCTGAAATCTGGGGCGCCACAAAATACCGTCACGCGCACACCGGCCACAGGCATCACATGGAGACGAAAGAGCGTAGCGGCATGACGGTGTATCAGCATCAGACAATGGCAGCTAGGGACGCTCACGCAAGTCATGGCGGCTACATTTCAGATAGAGCCGTTGACTGCATGACTTATCATAAAGAGCACGGTCACGTTGCCAGCAACTTTGTTAAGCCATCTATGCTGTCGAGTTAATCAGGATCGAAAACCGCCCATATATGCGATACAATCCTAATCATAAACGCCACCAATTGACACGCGAGCCAGTGCATTATGTCGCTCAGAAATTTCATAGAAAACGCCGCCCCTAATTTGCACGTCAAGTTAGAGTCTCTAGCCCCGCAGGCATCCTATACCGCAAACGCAGCAGGCTTTACCTTTGGGGCGATTACCTTCAATCAGTGGGTGATGGGCATCACCCTGGTGCTTGGCATCTTAACCTTTGTCGTCAATTTCCACTACCAGCGAAAACGCAACGAACGCGAGCGCGCCAGAGAGCAAAGAGAGGCGGAGCTGCACCGCGCGCGCATGATGCAGCTTTTTAAGCCTGAGTCGTCGGACGGTTAATGCGACTCACCGTCCCACCTCAGACAAATAACACCACTCCACGACATTGCCCTCATCTTCGCACCAGAAAAAGCCGCCAATCAGGTGCTCTATCCAGTTAATGCCTTCGCGCCCGTTGTCGTACTTTACCCAGACTTGCACGCCGACGGGCGGCAGGGTTTTGGATACCGGGGTCATCACTCGCACTCCCAGGTCTGGTGATCACTTGATCCAAATCCGTACCCCTTTGACGACTGCTCAGCGTCACCCAGGAAAGCCGCTAGGCGCCCTGCCAATAAAGAGAGCTGACCCCTATTGGCATATTGAATGCACGTACACGAACCGTTTGTGCCCATACCTGTTTTCGGACCGGTTACGATGCAGTCGTGATTCGAGCATCCGGACCAGCCACGAACAGGAGATGGCGGGCACCGGCAAGCTTCGACCTCAGCCGGGCGATTTCTTCAGATGCCGTTTCAGCGCCTTCTCTGCCCTCGGCGTCCATCATCCGTTGCCTCCATCCTCTCGTGCCCGTTCGGCGGCTTCGGCTTGTTTGCGCAGGCGCAGGGAGTATTCTGCGCAATACCCCGCCGCTTTAGTAAACGCGCCCTCCGGCGTCCGAACCTCCGTTGAAAACACCATCTCTGCGATATCGCTCCAGCATTGCTCCACCGCCTCGGCCTGCTTGCGGAGGACGTAGGGCTCTGAAGCCTTTGTTGCAAGCTCCGACACCCGCGCCCGGGCCTTCCCCAGCTCCACCCTGGCGCTTTTGTACAGGGTTTCAAACTGATTGATGGTCTCGAATTGGTCGATGGCATCTTCAAGGTCTTCGTACCAGTACTCGTTTTCTTCACTGTCCTGGACCCGGAATGGGACTGGGAGGTAGTTGTGAAACTCCAATCGGATGCCCGGGTTGGCTTCGTTTCTAAGCAAGATTCTCATACCGACTTTCATATCAAGAACTCCATTTTGCGATACCGTGAATTGCTTGGTTGGTGCATGGTATTTCACTTCTCACCTCCCACCCGCTCGGCGACTTCGGCCTTTTTGCGCAGCTCTTGTGCCTCCACGTCCATGACAATCAACATCTCCCAAAGGGTATTAGTGCCCCGAGTGTCGTTCCGAATTTTCTCGGCCATCGCCTCCAACGCCTCGGCCTGCTTGCGGAGAATAACGGGCGCCCGCAATGCCTCCAGCTCTTCGACATCACGCTCAAGTTCCGCCACCCGCACCAGGGCCTTCCTTAGCTCCACACTGGTGCTTTCGTACAGAGCGCGCAGGGCATCGAGTTTGTCGAGCGTGTCTTCCAGGTAATCGCACACGTAATCAAGCTCCCGGTTTTCGGCCCTGTGCTCGCCTGACGGCCAAACGAAATCACTCATCGCCTTGGCCCTCCTCCACGTCACGAACCGCCCGCACGCAGGCGTAGCCGTTGCGGCCGTAGTCGCTGACACTGCCGCTGCCGAAATAGACCACCCAGCGGCCGGCGCTATCCCGGGCGCATGGTGTGCTGGTCCAGTAGGCGCAGCTTTTGGTATCCGGGTATTTGCTGGTGTCGATGGCCGGATCGTGGCGGGACAGATCGAGCAAGCTTTCCAGTTCCTGCCTGGTGGGCAGGCGCCAGCCTTCGCCGAGTTTGGCAACGGCTTCTTCCGCTTCGCTCAGGGTGACGGGTTCACCGTCCAGCAGCGTGTGGCTCCACTCCAGATGCGACACCGCCGGCACATGCACTACAAACCTGGGCGACTCCATGCCGGACGGCTGGAGCGGCAGCATGTAAACGTCGTCGCCTTCGACGTTCACGTGGATTTCCTCACCATGTAGTGCGGAGACCTGCCATTCGCACGCCTCTTTCCAGATCAGCCAGGACTCGTTAAAAGGATGGAAAACACCGGGGCTGGTGTCCCACCAGTAGCTCTGGCATTGCTCATCCCAGCATGCGTCCTTGGGTACCGTAAAGCGCTTCTCAAACTCAGCTCTCATGCTCATAAATACACCTGTTTCAATTCCCCGTTCTTCGTGGCGCTGATACTCAAAGCCCATGGCGCTTATCCTCCGCAATCAGCCGTCGGATGGCCTGATGTTCTTCCAGCTTTTTTCGGTCAGGCTCCGGTGTTGCACCGCGCTTCGGCTTTTGCGTGGCGTGGATAATAAGGCCAACGATGGTCAGTGCAGTGCCGAGTAGGGCGATGTCGATTATGGGGTTATAGTTCACGGTCAAAATCCATACACAGCGCAATTGCCGCGTTTTCAGTGATCAGTTTCAGCAGCCGGGGGTTGCCCTTGTAACTGGCCTGCAATGCTCGCGAGTAATGCTGGTGCGCCGCTACCCGGCGCGCCAAGTCTGACCAGTCAACCGGTAGCTGGCACTTTCCAGTTTCCAGCAGCTCGCTGGCTTGCTGGATGTGGTAGGGGTGTTGTGGGGTGGTCATTGGGTTTCTCCCGTTTCCGTTGGTGGTGTTGCCGCCCGAAGGGCGGCGTTTAGCTTAGTTGATGCCGTACTCGGCCTCAATTTTGTCTTTCCAGTACTGGCTTACGTCATAGCAGATCACAACCTGATCTTCCCCGCAGTCGGCCAAGCTGTTATAAAAATCCTCGCCGTCGATTGCCTCATAAATTTCCAGGTAGTCCTCGGCAATATCCACGTCGAGCAGCCTCACTCCGCCGACTACATCCGCCATCAGGTTGTAAGTAATTTGATTCCGGTCGCCAAGCGCTCTCAGAGCTGAGTTGTTGCCGCCTACCTTTTTCATCTCTATCTCTCCGCCGTTGTATCTCGATTTGATGGCTCCATTGTATGACCCAAAAGCAATACGGTCAACACTAAAAAGCAATTTATTTTAGCCTTGACGCTATGCTGTAGATGATCCATACTTCCATCCGTCAACCAACAAAGAGGAACCGAAATGGCAGACAAAGAGGTTAAAGAGCTGGCGGAGCTGATGAGGCTGACCGCCGTCGGCGTTTACGAGGCATCCGCCAGGGCGGGCATCGCGCCGTCGAACTGGTCGCGGTGGCGCGGGCATGGGGTAAGCCCCAACTTGTCCAAGTTTGGCAAGCTGCGCAGCGCTGTTACGGCGCTGGCGGTTGAGTCTGGGCGACTGCCGGAGGGGTGCGAACATAAGAGCGTGCCGGAGTTGATCGAGCTGGCTAAGGGGTGGCGGGTATGAGTAATGATATGCACCCAGACCTTAAATGGCTCGCGAAGAATGTGAGCAAGTGGCCATTAAAGCCAAAGGGCAGTTTATGGGCGGTTGGCTGGAATGGAATTAACGACGACGGAAGGGAGCCTGACTATATCAGGAGAGTTCGCCCCTATTCTGTCGAATACACCAAAGCCCAATGGCTCCAAGCCCGCCGAGACTTGGGGCTGGTTATGACGGAGGAAGAGGAAGCCGCGCCGGCGCAGGAGTGGGGCCAAAGCGTACCCGAAGGAGTCCACAGTAAGTACCACCGCGAAATCAAGCCCGGCGTCTGGGTGGACGTGTACGACGTGCTACACGCCTGGCGCGTGCAAAATCCGGCATTGCAGCACCTGGTCAAGAAGGCGTTGCAGCCCGGCGGTCGTGGGCACAAAACACGCGAGCAAGACATGATCGATATTGTGGCGTCCGCGTTGCGGGCTGGGGAGTTGGAGGGTGAGTAATCTTGCTGAATCGCAGTTCTTCGCCCCAGCCAGCACGGACATGGTCGATAGTCTCATTGGCCGCTATCGGGAAGAGCGCCAGCGCATGGAGCGCGTGGTAGAGTATGTCTCTGGCGATGACTTCCGGTCGGTGATTTCGTATTTCGAGGATGCCGCCAAGCGGCAACACCACCAGGGCGGAAATACGCCGAGCTTCAAGCTGGAAAGTGGCCTGGCTGCGCTGGATGCCAGCTACTGGCACCAAGCCCTGAGCCTGACGGACGTTCTGGATTTCATGCCCACGAAGCGCCGGGAAGAGTGGTTTGATCTGATTCACAACCACAAAGCGCCGGAGTTTGAGGAAAGCGCCGTTCGCGCCACCCTGGCGGACCTTCTGGCCCAGCGTATGGACTTTCTGGCCGAAAAGGTAGACGGAATTTTCCGAGCCCTGAGCAAGGCGCACGTCACCAATCAGCCGGAGGGATTCGGCAAACGCATGATCCTGACCGGCGTAACTAACGACTGGGGCAGCTATTCCCGCAGCCAGACCGGGCACCTGAATGATCTGCGCCAGGTGATTGCGAAATTCATGGGGCGCGACGAGCCGGACTGGAATGCAAGCAACCGGGTTGTCGAGATCGCCCGAGCGAACCATCGGGGTGAGTGGGTGCCACTGGATGGCGGGGCGCTCCGGATTCGGTGCTACAAGAACAGCAATGCCCACCTAGAAGTGCATCCGGATATGGCGTGGCGCCTGAACGAGATCCTGCACCACCTGTACCCGACCGCCATTCCATCCCGATTCCGGCAGAAGCCGAAGCGCAAGGTAAAAGAATTTACCTTGATGGAAAGACCTTTACCGTTCGCGGTGCTGGACGTGCTTCACCGCCTTGGCCGTGCCTATGACACCGCAGAGCGTAGCCGCCGGCTGATTCCGAACGCTGTCCGAATCGAATCCCACGAAAAGGACAAGCATGTAATCGCCGAAGTTGAGCGGGTGCTAGAGCTGTTGGGCGGCGTGAAGCAGAACACCAACGCATACAGCTGGTATCAGTTCGACTACGACCCGGAACCGGTCATTAAAGAGATCGTGTGCACCGGCGTTATCCCTGACCAGAAAAGCCACCAGTTCTACCCGACGCCTGAGCACATTGCCCGGGATGCGGTGGAGCTGGCGGAGATCCGCACCGCGCACAACTGTCTTGAGCCGAGCGCCGGAACAGGCAACATTGCCGACCTTATAGACGCGCCCTTGCATTGTGTGGAGGTCAGCCCGCTGCACTGTGCTGTGTTGCGCGAGAAAGGTCACGAGGTCATTCAGGCAGACTTTCTGCAATGGTCAGAGGGGTTACCGAATCTGAAGTTTGACCGCATCGTAATGAACCCGCCTTACAGCCAGGGGCGATGGCAAGCACACATCGAGCACGCGGCAACCATGCTGCGCCCTGACGGCGTGCTGGTGGCGATTCTTCCAGCCAGCGCCAAAGGCAAAGATGTGCTCCCTGGGATGAGCCTCACATGGTCGAAGGTCTACGAAAATCAGTTCCGGGGTGCGTCGGTGGATGTTGTTATCATGAGGGCAGAGAAATGACCCAAACCGAACGCGAACTCCGAGCAGAGCTTTACGAAAAGAACCGGCAGCTCCAAGCGATAACGAAACAAGCCGCCCAACAACAGGAGCGCATAGCAGAGCTTGAGGCGGCGCTGGGGCGGGTGTTTAAGGAGACGGTGCAATATGCGAGATAAACGGCTGGAAGACCAACTCGGCCACGCCAAGCGCGAAATCCGTGCGCTACAGGCCAAGCTGGACAGGATCAAAGCAATCGAGCTGCCTACGGGCGGCTCCGAAGATTACCAGCAGGGCGTTGCCGACATGGCGATTGCTGTGCATCGGGCGATGGAGCCTAATAAGCGACAGAGGGGGATGATTAACGATGGCTGACGAAATCGACAAAGCAAACGATCTGGCAGAAATGGAGCGAATGGCCGCAATCCGGGCGGTGATTGCGCGGCCTGAGATGGCCTATTGCGGCCGCTGCCGGTGGTGCGATGAGCCGATTGAGCAAGGGGCTTATTGTTCGGCGGAGTGTGCTGAGGATGCCGCTAAGCGGGAGCGATTCAATGCCAGACACTAAACCAGAAGACACCAAAGGCCGCCACACCAAACCCCCATACCTCTGCCCAGACGGCAGTGAGCCGTGCGGGCGGTATGGGTATTGTTCGTATTGTCCGCATGAGCGGAAGGAGAGGAAAGCCAAATGACCCAAACCAAACTAGCCAGCGCCACCGAAGCCGCCTGCAACGTCGCAGTCGGCTACGCCGTGGCAATGCTGACACAAGCCCTCGTGTTCCCGCTGTTCGGCTTTTACGCCAGCACGGGCCAGCATGCGGGCATAGCCTTAATCTTTACTCTCGTGTCTCTGGTGCGCTCGTATGCGCTCCGGAGGTTGTTTAACTGGATTGGAGTGCGAAAATGACCTACAAACCCGAATCAGACCTAAACCACCACGCTCCAATCGACCCAAACCACCGCTACGCCTGCAAGGACAGGCCGCGCCCTGGGGAGCCTTGGTTGCCGCTGGAGGAGTCGAATTCCTGCGGCCACACATGGCGCACGACAGACCCCAGTTGTAGCGACTGCAAGTGGAGGCAAGACCCATGACCGAGCCAGAATGCCCCATCTGTGGCGGGCGCATGTCGTTTTTCTATGGCTGTCAGTGGGACTACGACCGGTGGCTGTGCTGGGATAGGCTCTGTGACGGCGAGATCGAGCTGGACACGACGACTACACCGGAGGAGATGGAGGATAGCGGCTCTTAGGGGCCGCTTTTTTTGTTGTCCGGCTTTTCAGCTTTGAGCGCGTCAATCAGGTTCTTCTGGGTGGCGTCTTTATTCTTCAGAACGTCCACCACCCGCTCGTCTATCGTGCCTTCAGCGACTAGGCTAATAACCCGTACCGGCTTTTTCTGCCCCTGGCGATGCAGTCGGCCGTTGAACTGCTGAGTCAGCTCCAGTGACCAGTTAAGCCCGAACCACACAAGCACCGATCCGCCGCGCTGGAGGTTCAGCCCGTGCCCGGCACTGGCTGGGTGCGCCAACAACATGCCAATCTTGCCCGCGTTCCAGTCGTCTATGGTCTTCTGGTCTTTGCCGAGTACCACGGCGTCAGGGAACCGCTCACGCAGTCGTACAAGGTCGGTTTTGTAGTTGTAGGCTACCAGCAGCGGTTCGTCCGGATTGTCCTCTACGATCTCTTGTAAGGCGTCCAGTTTGGCGCTGTGGAGTTCCGACCAGTTGCCCTCGTCATCGGTATAGGCTGCCCCGTTCGCAACCTGCAATAGCTTATTCGCCAGGGCGGCCGCATTAACCGCTTCAATCTCCGCCCCGTCTTCCAGCTCCGCCAACAACGTGCGGGCTAGATCGTCGTAGTAGCGCCGCGCTGATGCAGGGAGTGGGACCGGAACGGCAATATCAAACCGGTCCGGCATGTCCAGATAGTCCTCCGCCGTCATGCTTAACACCAGGTCAGACACGGCCGCGTGGATCTGCTCATCCGCCCCCGTCCTCGGCGTCCAGTTGTACCCCATGAAATCCGAGTCGAACCATTTCCGCTGGTAACTGGTTTTGGTGCGGCCAAGCCGCTGGCCTTGGTCTAGCAGATACATCTGGGCCCAAAGGTCCAGTAGGCCGTTGGGTGACGGCGTGCCGGTGAGTTCGATCATCCGGTTGATTGCAGGGCGTGCGCGTTTCAGGGCCCGCCAGCGTTGTGCCTTGCTGGACTTGAAGCTGCTGGCCTCGTCAAGCACTACGCAGTCAAACGGCCACCTTTTGCCGTAGTGTTTCACCAACCACGGTATGTTTTCCCGGTTGATCACGTACACATCGGCGTCCGCCTCCAGGGCGGCTAGTCGGGCCTTCTGGCCCCCGGTGCAGACACTAACCTTCAGGTGCCGGGTGTGTGCCCAGTTTTCGGCCTCTTGCTTCCAGACGCTGTTGGCTACGCGCAAGGGCGCGATGATCAGCGCCTTTTCAATCTCCATGCCGTCCACAAGGTCCGCCAGGGCTGTCAAGGTGCTGATGGTCTTGCCGAGGCCGAGGTCCAACCATAAAGCGCAAGAAGGCCGCTCCAGTATGAACTGGACGGCCTTTTTCTGGTACGGGTGCAGGCTACTCCGGGAAAGCATCGGCGGCCTCCGGTGAGTCGATAACGTAGACCTCGCAACCGAGGGCCCGGCGGCGTTCGTGGTCTTTGGCCTGTAGTTCGGTGGGTTTCTTGCCGGGGGCTTTACACTCGGCGAAGATAACCCGGCCGCCGGGCAGCGTGATCAGCCTATCCGGTACGGACCGCCGCCCCGGACTGGTGAACTTCTCGCACGTACCGCCGAGGGCTTTAACCCGGCGGCACAATCTAGCCTCAATGGTGGATTCTTTCATGGCGTCATTTCCTGTAGTACGGGGCGGTGTATCCGTCTGCCCGGATCGGCGCGTCTTTGCACCATGCGGGCGTTTTGGTCATGGCGTCCAGTAGGCGCTGCTCGGCCTCGGTGTCGTCCGCGTCCGCCAGGCAGATGATCTCGTCATGAACGTGTCCGACAATCTCAAAGCCGGCGGCCTGTGTGTTCTTGAGCCCTTCGATCAGTAGATCACGGGCAACCGCCTGGACCACGTTCTCCACAATCTTGCCGGGGTGCGTGCCAATGCGGACGTTCGGCTCCTTGCCGGCGTAGGTCAACTCCAGCTTGCCGAAGTTGCCGGTCTCCATGCGCGGCTGGTAGTAATACAAGTGCCGGCCACTGGGTAGGCCCAGAAGCAGAAACCGGCCGTCAAACTGGAACGTGAACCGCCCGGCTCGGATCGTGCGGCCTTTTGACTGCATAGCTTTGGTGACGGCCGTCTCCAGTTTGGCCCAGAACTCCGGGATGTCGGAGTAGGCAGACCGGAACGTGTCTACCTGCTTCTTCGCCTCGCTGGCGGTCATCTCCATGCCGAATGCCTCCGCGTACCGCTGCAAGCCCGTGGCCCCCAGGCCGTAGCCGCAGTTATGGACAATCAACGGGCCTTCATCGGTTAAGATCGTGTATCGGTTACGCGGGCCTGCGTTCAGAAGGTCGTAAGTAGGCGCCTCGGCAACCGGATTGATCCGCGATGATTTCCTCGGCTGTTTTTCCTTGTGCCGCCTTGCGCCCGATAGTTCTAGCATCGCGGTATTTAGGGGCGAACCGCCGGCGGAACTCGCTGTACGTGTAAGTCCCCCCTTCGTACTCAATCCGGCCCGATTGCCTCGTGTTGGAGGTGTTTCCGCGTCTGTCAATGAATCGCAGGTTGCCGGGCTCGTAACCCCCGTCGTTGTTGATGCGGTCAATTTCAAGATCCGGATTATCCCATCCTTGCAGCGTGATAAGGTACGCGACAGCTTCTTCAACACTTTTGAAGTTGAATCGTATTCCCCTCGCTCCGTAGTGCGCATAGCCGGGGTTGTTTGGATTCTGGCACCGGGCGCGCTGCGCGTACACGCGGTTTGCAAGCCGGTCATAGTGGCGCTGTTCAACGCCGAGTTTAGTCGCGGCGCTGCGTTCCGCGCTTGTAATGCGGTTAGCGCACGAGACGCATCTGCGTGTTTTTCCGAGGTTGAGGTTAGTAGCGTTGACCCACTCAAATTTTGAGCAGTCGCCGCACCGACACAGCCAGTACTTTCGGCAGTAGTCGATAAGGTGCCACGCGCCAACTGTATCGCCCGGTTTAAATCGTAGTCGGTTAGGTCGGCTACTTGCTGCCACCCGCTGTCCGTCAGGATGAGGTGGTCGGGGGTCACAAAAACCCCCGCTCTCTCCACAACCTGTTTTTCCCCCTGTGGTATCGCCCCTTCGCTTCGTACCCATTCAACGCCGTCCCATAATTCATGTTGGTCAGAGATATTGACTATATCGACAGGCCCGGTCCTAGTCAATACCTGCGTCCCACTAGCAAAACAGCCTAAAACGGCGGGTTTTGCGAAGCTGCGTTGCTCCTTGGTCACGTCCTCATAGGCGATGCCGTAGATTTTCGTGGCGAAGTCTTTATAGGGGTCAAGCCCCTTGTGGTAGAGGTTCAGCAGGTAATCAGACTCGGCGCACCACGCCACCATGATGGATTCAATACTGGCGTAATCCGCCACTACCAGCTGGCGGCCGGCCGGGGCCGCGATGACGGACCGGATCAGCGAAGACAGCGCCCCGCTCAGATCGTCGTACATCATGCCCATGGTATCGGCGTCACTGGTCCGGATTGCCTTTCGGGCCACGTCTATGTCCGCGTCCGATAGCGTCGGCCGTGGCAGGTTCTGCGGCTGGAAGATGCGGCCCGCAAAACGGCCGGTCCGGCCGGCCCCGGCAAACTGGAACGCGCCTCGGAGCCTGCCGTCCGAACAGGTGGCCCGGTCCAGGGCGTCGAACTTGGCAAGACTGGCCTTGCTCATCTGTTGGCGGCATTCCAGGGCCTTCCTGACGGGCTCCGGCAGTGTTCCGGCCAATAGTTGGTCCACGGTGCCGCTTGTCAGGTCATCCGCCTGTACGCCCCTCTCCGCCAGCCATGACAGCATCTGGTCCCGGCTGTTGGGGTTCGGCAGCTGGGTTATCCTGGCGGCCTCGGCGGCGGTGTCCTCTTTATAGGTCTCCGCCACGCGCCGGATGGCCTGGACCAGTTCAATGTCAATCGGCAGGCCGTTGTCATTAACCCGCTGATCAACGGCCCACGCTTGCCACTCGCTGTCCGGCAGGGCGTAGCGCTTTAGCCTCCGGGCCACCGCCATCTCCGCCGCAACGTCTTGACGGCAGTACTCGCAAAACCGCCGCCAGTCGTCGTCGTTCAAATCCTGCTGCACGTCTCCGCCCGGCAGGCAGAACTTGCGAATCAGGCGCTTGCCCTCTTTGTCCTTGGCGTCAGTGCCGAGCTTGAGGGCTTCGCTCAGTTTGTCTAGCCCGGCGGGCAAGGACAGGGACATGGCCCAGACCATCGTGCAGCGCCACTGTTCCGGCTCACACGGCACGTTAAGCACATTGGACAGGATGGCGCGTTCAAAGGCAGCGTTGTGGGCCCACTTGGTTACGTTGGGGTTTTTCAGGTCCTCCAGCAAAGAGTCCGGCAGGGCGCCGCCGTTCTCAAGATCAATCAGGTGGATCTCGTCGCCGTAGCTGTAAGCCAGCAAGAGGACACGGGTGGAGGGGTGCCGGGCGTAGAACTGGCCGCCGGTCTTCGGTAGGTCGGCCTCACTGTACGTTTCTAGGTCGATGTGTAGGTGTTTCATCCGTCAGACTCCGGTAAAAAAGCCCGCCGAAGCGGGCCCTGTGGATCAAGTTACTCAACCGAAGTCTTCGTCGTCATCCCAGTCGTCAAACTCGTCTTCCGCGCGGGCGCGGCTGGTCAGAGGCTCGCCCTTCTCAAGAACCTGGACATTGCCCAGGCCAAAGGCCACCCCGCGATTGCCGCTCACGTCGTAGGCGTAGGCGTTCATGGACACCCGACAGTAATCGCCGGAGATGAAGGCGTCGTTATCGATCACCTCATCACGGTTCTTATCCACAATGCCCGGCCGGTTCTGGCTCTTGATGTTCATGAAGTAGTGGCCCTGATACGCCTCGTCATCCGGGCGCTCCTCGTCACCGTCGCGCAACGGGCTGCGGAAGTTGGAGGGGGTTTTACTTCCAAACTTGTCTTTTTTGGCCTCTTCGATGGCGGCTTTGATCTTGCTGACGGTCTTCTCGTCAGACTTCGGGATCAGAATCGCCATGCTGTACTCGTCTTTGCCGCTCATGTCGTTCATGCGCGGGCGGAATACGTTGACGTAGGAGCCGCGAACTTTGCCAGTGACTACTTTCTTGCTCATCTCGTTTACCTCGGTTTTTCAGTCTCACGTTTTGCCGGTTAGACTCATGCAAAGTCATCTGCGGCGGATTGGGGGCCCTGTATTTCAGGGCGTTTGTCGGAGGCCGGAACCAACGCCGGTTTGCCCTCCGGTTTCACGGTCAGCTCTTTGATCAGATCGGAGCCTTTGCCGAGAACTTTCTCTGCCTGCCCGATGCCCAGGAGCTTACGCTCAAAGAGGTCATCGTATTCAGCGAGCCGTTCGGCTGCGTCAGGGGTCCAGCGTCTAACACTGCGACCTGCCACAACCTTATAGCCTTTTATCTTACCGCCGTTTACAGCCTGCTGTAAAGCGTATTCCTTAACATCTTTCACCCACTGGGCGATGTCGTCCAGTTTCGGCAGTAGTTCGCCAATCTCGTCAAGGTCCAGTTTGTCCGGCGCGGGGACCGGCTCCCCGAACTCCTCTACCGCGATGCTCAGGTTCTTGTCGGCGCGGGCCCGGCATACCGCCTTAGCTCGGCAGAAGCGGCACTGCTTCTCCCCTGGCACCAAGGGCGGGCTATCAGACAGGGCAAGCTCCGCCGCCTTGCGGGCCTCGTCAGCGAAGGCCAGCAGCTCATCCAGGGTTTGCTCAGCCTCGTCGATGTGGTCCAGCCGGGGCTGCACAATGACGCTCTCCACCTTCGGGGCGTCCGGCAGGTCGTACCAGTAGTCGGAGTACGCGCCGAGGGCGTAGAGCATGGCCTGCCGGTTGCGCTCTGCGTAGACCTTCACCCCGGTGCCGTACTTCAGATCCACGCAGATGATGCGGTCGTCTGCCAGTATGATGGCGTCCGATGTCCCGAAGCCCCCCGGCACCCACTCGCTGTAGTCCACCCGCTGCTCTACCAGCAGGCGGCCGCCGGTCTCAAACAGACGGGCCCGCACGTAGTCCAGGTACACCTGCACATAGTCCCGCATGTCGTGCGGGTACTGCGCCCACTCGTCGGTGTCCGGCAGGTCGGTGGCGTCCAGCTTGTGTTTCAGGCACAGCTCAGCGAGATCATGCGCCTTGGTGCCCAGGGCGGCGTGTTCGCTTTTACTGTCCGGCATGCCTTCGGAGAGCTGCACCGAGCCGGGGCAGTTCATCCATCGGTCTGCGCTGGACGCGCCGAGTTTGGCGTGGGCGATCATAGCGCGTTCGCCTTCTTCAGCACCTCGGCGTATTGCGACTCGTTGAGGTCGGGCAGCTTTTTAGCGCCGTAGCTGGAGAGCAGTTCCTTCAGCTCAGTCTTTTTGCCGTCCCGGCTTTTAGCCGCGAACGCTTCACGCAGCTGGTTGATGTCTACCGGGGCCTCCGGTTCGGCGTCGCTGGGGGAGGCTTCGGGCTCCGCTTTCGCTTCTGGGGCCTTTTCGGTTTCTTTGGCCTGGGCGGGCGCGGCCTCCGTCACTTCTGCGCGTACCCCAGCGATGGCTTCCGCCAGTGATGCGATGGCGTCGCGGGTTTGCTGCTGCTCCCGGATCAGGGAGGCCAGCAGGTCTTCTACTCTTTCTTGATGTGCGGACATGTCGTTTCCTCGGTTTTTCGTTTGACAGCTGGCACAGTATTACAGCAGACTGTAACAGCTGTCAATAATCAGAGGAGAATTTAGCGTGACCACACAAGAAGCGGTGGACTTCTTCGGATCCCGCCAGAAACTGGCCGAGGCCCTGGGCATCTGGGTATCGGCCACCTACCAGTGGGGGGATCACCCGCCCCCGGTCCGGCAGTTTCAGATAGAGGTTGCATCTAAGGGCAAACTGAAAGCGGAGCGCATAGGCAATGAGCAAGCCTGACGGATTCATGATTAAGGACATCGGCCTGACCTTGCTGGAGATGGGTTACGAAGTCCTGCCCATAGCGCCGGGGGAGAAAGTACCGCGCCTGCCGAAATGGTCCAGCCTGGTCATTGATCGGAGCCGGGTAGAAGCCTGGAAGGCCAACGGTAAGGCCCGCCACTACGTAGGCATCCGCACGGGTGAAGTGGTCGGCGTTGATATTGATATCGACGATGCAGCCGTCACCGAGACCGTGGCGTCTGACTTCGGCTGGACGTTCGGAGACGGACCCCGCCGCTATGGTAAGCCCGGCCGGGTGCTGCTGGCGGTCCGGTGCCCCGGCGGCGGTAAAAAGAAAACACTGAAACTGACCTCTCCGGACGGCCGGGACCACGCCATAGAAATCCTGATGACCGGCCAGCAGTTTGTGGCCTACGGCATACACCCGGACCTCCGGGAACCGTACCGCTGGGAGAACGGCGACCTGCTCGACTGCGCGGCCGAAGACTTGCCGGAGGTGACGGACGCTGATCTGGCCCAGTGGCTGGACAGCGTGCCGGCCTTGCTGCCGGAGGGCTGGAAAGTAGCCGAAGGCTCCGAGGTGTTCGACGAGGATGAACTGTTCCTTTTGACCTACCGCCCGCCCGTTGCTGTTGAGGCCATGACGGCGGAGGAGCGGGTGCAGTATGAGGCTATGCGCCGGTTTGCGGACTGGGTGCCGCATGTGTTCGGGCAGGACGCCAAGGAGTATCAGGGCGGCTACCGGGTGTCGTCTGAGGCGCTGGGCCGGGACCTGCAAGAGGACCTGTCGATCCACCCGCAAGGCATCCGCGACCACGGCGAAGAAATCGGCATGACGCCGGTTCAGGTGGTAGCGAAGTGGCATAGTAACGGCGACGAAGACGAGGCACTAAAGGCGCTTGCGGGCTGGCTAGGCGTCGATCTGAAGGCGCAGGCAAAGAGCGCAGTGCAGGAAATCCAGAAGGCCGCGCCCATCCAGAAGTGGCTGGACCGGATGGACGGTTCCGACGATCTGGAACGACTGAAGCGCGTGGCGGCCGGCGTTGGGCGGGACGCGGAGCTTGCGGAAGTGGACCGCGAACGGCTGGCGATGAAGTTCCAAGAGCGCTTCAAAGCGCTGGAGGGCTCGCACCTGTCCATTGCCGTGGCGCGTAAAGCCGTCAAGCGGACCGGCGGGGGCGTGGATCGCGTCGATACGCCGGAGGCTGCATGGGCGGACCGCTGGTACTACGTCACGCACAACGACAAGCTATACCGATACGGGACGGATCAATGGGTGTCGCCGCAGGGGTTTAACGCCATGTACCAGAGGGAGTTACCACCGGACGATGAAGGCCGCCGGCCGTCGGCGCTACGCTATGCCCTGGACGATCTGGAGATACCCACGGTTGAGATGGGCATGTACTGCCCGCAGTTTGGGGAGCGGTTCACGGTTAGCGGCCGGGATTGCGTCAACACCTTTAACCCCGCCAGCATACCGGAAGCGGACGACTGGCTGGATGCGGACGGACAGCGGGCGGTGGAGGTGATGGACAGACACATACAGTTTATCGCCGGGAACCGGCCGGCCGTGTACAAGGCGCTGCTGGACTTCATCGCCCACAACGTCCAGTACCCCGGCCGTAAAATCCGGTACGCGCCATTGATCAAAGGCATCGAGGGTGACGGCAAAACCCTGCTTCTGGAGCTTATCGCCGTTTGCATCGGTGAGCCTAACACGCGGACCGTGGGCCCGTCGGTGGTCATGGGCAACTTTAACGGCTTCGCCGAAGGCCGGTGCGTCGTCGGGCTGGAGGAGGTCCGCCTGGTCGGCCACAACCGATATGACGCCATGAACGCCCTGAAGCCCCTAATCACCAACAACACGGTGGACATCCACAAGAAAGGCCAGGACAGCTACAACGCGCTGAACGTGACGAACTACATGGCGTTCACCAACTACTCGGACGCCCTGCCCGTGTCGGCCACGGACCGGCGCTGGTTCGTGATCTTTACGCCATGGAGTACGCCGGAGGAGATGGAGGACCGGATAGGCCAGCGGATGGATATCTATTTCACCGAAGTCCACGCGGCGTTGGAACAGGCCGGGGCTCTCAGGCGTTGGCTACTGGACCATAAACTGTCGGACTCGTTTAACCCGAACGGCCACGCCCCCAGGACGCCGGAGAAAGAATCCATGCGTGCGGCGGACGTGGACGACGACGAGAGCGTGGTGGCGCAGAGGATCGAGATGGGCGGGAAAGGGGTGGCCGAAAAAGCCATCGCCACGGACTGCCTCAGCCAACTGCCGCCAGGTGCGGAGTTTGACGTGGACGATATATTGGAGATGCCGAAAGGCCGGGCTCTGGCAAAAGTGATGCAGCGGCTGGGCTGGGTCCACTGCCCGAAGCAGCTTAAATGGGAAGGGAAGCCGAGGCGGGTTTGGGTTAAAGGGCTCCCGCTTGACGATAACGAACGGATCAGGAAGGAGCTGGATAAAACCATCGGGGCAGACTACGTTCCGTTCTGAGGTAACAGAAAGGCCGAAAGGTAGCGGAAAAGGTAACAGATAGATTTATCTGTTACCTGACCTAACCCCCTGAAAACCGGGCGATTTTCTATTCAAAGGTACCAGATAACAGATAGTACGTGAATTCTATACGTGCGGGAGAACCTCAATATTTTACACACCGCATATTTAACTTACCCGTACATGTAATGATTTGAAACTTCTGGTACCCGGTACCTTTCTGGCGCAAACCCAGTAATGGCGCGGCCCGCAGGAGGTAACAGATAAATCCCTTTCGGTTACCTCTGAGAAAAGTTGACGGCTGTCGGAAAACGGGTTACAGTTTTTAGGGTAACGGATAACTAGAGGCATAGAGGCAGATATGGCTGAGATCGAGAAGAACGTACCACCCCCGAAAGAGGGGCGGCGTCCGCCGGGCAGTTTGGCCCCGCCGTACCCGTTTTCGAAGATGGAGCCCGGCGACAGCGTTTTCATTCGCGGCGGGCACAGCGATGGATTAGAGGCTTCGGCGGCCCGGCAGCTTGCGTTTAAGCGGCGCAGGAAAGGGGCCCCCTGCAGGTTCGTCGCACGGAATGTCGAAGGCGGCGTCCGTATCTGGAGGGTCGAATAATGCCCACAGTAGACATCACCCCAGAAACCCGCGCCCACCTGGTAGCCATAGGCCGCGCTCACGGAGCCGCACAAGGCCGGGAGATGTCGCCGGGTATTCGGGTGGCGGCTAAGTACCATGAGAGGTTGGTTGAGGTGCTAAAGATCGTTGGCGCAGATTGCGCTGGCGCCCGCGCCCTGCTTAAAGAGATTGAGGGGGCGAGATGAGTGAGTATCAGAAAATTCAGGTGTTTGGCTATATGTCTGCCGTTGATAATGACGAAATGCCGGATGGAGCTCGGCAAGCCATGCTTGAGCACGCTGCCGAGCAGTGGGGAGACGATAACGGGGTAGACGTCGATGGGTTTGATGCATTCATGGAGTATGTGCAATGGAAGAGATGAGCGCAGTTCTTGGACACGACATCGACGGAAGGCCATTGCGGGTTGGTGATGAGGTTGTGGTGGTTGAGGCTAGGATCTCAGGAAACATCGGGCAAAAAGTAAAGGTTTTGCGCGCAATCGGTCGCGTAAATGGATTTGCAGGCGAGGAACGGGTTGTTATTGATAAGGCGCTTCCGGCATCAAACGGGAATAAAATTAACCACGCAAGGCCTGAGAGTCTCCGCAAACTCCACAACGACCACCAGCCCGCCGGATCGTTTGAGGATGTTATGGCGAGGCTGAAGAATAAGGAGGCGAATGATGAGCAAGTGTAACGACTGGGTAATCCAGGAGTGGCCGCAAAGGTCTGGGCACGGCATGCAAGTTCCAAGAATGTCCAAGGGCATAAAGGTTACGCATATCCCAAGCGGCCTGACGGAGACTTGCGAAGACTTCCGGTCGCAGCATCAGAATCGGGATGAGTGTATGCGCCGGATAAACGAGAAGTTGTCCAGAGGGGAATCACAATGAGCGATAGGCATACGCCGCTACCTTGGAGCGTTGTAGATGGTGAGGCTGTAGTTAGCCATAGCGGAGTATGGGTAAAACCTTACGAAACCGACAGTTGGGAGGGCGACAGGAAATGGCCAGATAAGTCAGAAGCGGAAGCCAACGCCCAATTCATCGTAACCGCCGCGAATTATCATTATCGTTTGGTGGAATTGCTGGATAAGGCTCTTGGCTGCATGCTGGTCGGAATTGATAGCTTCAGCATTGAGGACAGCGAGGTTTACAGTGAGGGCAGTGCATTGGTGAATAAGCTACTAGACACAAAAAAGGACTAACACAATGACACTCAACGCAGAACAGGCCAATCACAACAACGAAGAGCTGTACAACTGCGCGATACAGGAAGAGATACTGGCGGCAGCAACGGCAGCAAAGCCGGCTCACTAACAAAACGGAATAAGCAAACCGCTTTTTGCTACCAATTGATATTTCACAAGTAGGGGCCGTGGTTGCGATAATGGGAACCATAGAGAGACGGAAACGAGGAAAGGAAAATGAAACTTATCAGCAGCCAGCGCTATATCGACGACGAAATCGTAGCTAAGAAGATTGAGGCGCAGGATTTTGAAGTGCAAGTAAGCCCGACGTTTGAGTACGAGGGCGAGGAATATCAGGTGATCCTTGACGGCCACCACAGCTTCGCAGCCGCGATCGAGGCTGGCGTTGAGCCTGAGCTGATTGAGCAGACAGCAACAGAAAACGACATCATCGGCCTGCTGAACATGGGTGATGTTGAGAGCTTTATGCGCGCCGCTCAAATGGACTCAAGTTGGTACTACGCAGAAACAGGTAAGGACGTATGGGACTGACAGCAGCACGCCCAATGACTCAACCACCCGCCCGCTTATGCACAGGCGCAAACCGCACCAGGCTCTGCCCGCAGCGCAGCCGGTGCAAGCGGTACCTGGACTACCTGGAGGCCGACGCCAGTCAGCCGGTCAGCATTGACAGTGCGCCGCGATACCCGCATGAGTGCTGGCGGTTGTTGCCGGTACGCCAGGCAGGCAACGAAAAGTTATAAGGCGGGCGGCTGTTGATGCTAATCGGTATTTAACAGTGGCAGCCCCGATAGGTATAGTTCAACCATACCAACACGGAATGCGGAGAAATGTTATGGCTAAAGCTAGGCGACTTTACAGCGGGTACGATTCTTATGGCCGTGCAGTCGAAGTAGCGGAGCGCACGGACGGCGTATGGTTCTGCCGAGATTACGGTTGGAACGGTTACCGCAAAACCTGGTCTGCTTGGAGGGCTTATGGGAAGGTCCCTACTTTTCCAGTCCGAGTTCGCAACATGTGCGAACATCCTGGCGCCCAAGAATACGTCGAAATTCCAGAAGAAGAGCAGGAAAACAGCATTGAATACGGGTTTAGTATACTGCACATAATCCCTGGCCCTCATCGTAGACGTCTGCCAGATTAACCAGCCTCCGCCCTGGGCTCAGGCCCAGGGCCATGGCGTAAAACTGGCCTAACATCATCTCCCCAACCGCCCGCCAATGGCAGCTCCCAAGGATTTCCCAATGAAAACCAACACAGCCTACCGCATCACCACCATCTTCGCCTTTCTGGCCGCTACGGCCCTATGCGTGCCCGCGCATGCAGAAACCGCCCTGCACGCCGGAGGCTGGAGCTACCACATCGTCACAGGCAACAAGGTCGATTACACCAGCAGCCATGACCTGGTCGCGGTTGAGCACAAGCGGGTATTCGCTGCCAGGTTCCGCAATAGCTTCGGCAGGGAGTCTTATGCGCTTGGAAGAACGTGGACGTGGGCTAAAGGTAATCTTGAGGCAAAAGTAGTTGTCGGCGCAGTAAGAGGTTATCGGGGCTGGTATGGTGACTATCAAGATAAAACAGAGATTTTACCGATCATCGTTCCGATGCTTAGTTACACAAGGCACAAAGTTGAGCCAACCGTCCTTTTGATGGGCGAGGCCATCGCATTCTCATTCCGCATTGAGTTATAATTAAGATGCGCCTAGGGTAGCTCCCGAACGTTGGAACACCGACCAACTGGCGCATCTCCTTTCAATCGGTGATGACTACACGGTGATAGTTATGTTTGACAGAAAAGAGCTGTTAGAGAATTTTACTCATTGCCCTGACTCTGGTCTGATATTTTGGAGGCCGAGGGATAGATCATACTTCAAGACGGAAAAGGGCTATCTCGGCTGGAATAAAAAATGGGCTGGCAGAGCCGCCTTCAATACTCCTATAACCATCGGTTATTTAATGGGGTCATTTAATGGTAAAAAAGATTATGCGCACAGGGTTATCTTTCTCATGGAACATGGCTATCTACCGGATGAAGTGGATCACATAAATGGCAACAAGAAAGACAATCGAATATGCAATCTAAGGCCGGTAAGCAGAATAGAAAATGCGCACAATCTTGGACGCTCAAAGAAAAACAAAACCGGAACAACTGGCGTTTTTAAGATAAAAAGAACAGGGCATTACACGGCTGAAATATGCGTGAACTGGGAAAGAATCTACTTGGGATATTTTAGGACTATGCAAGAAGCTGTTGCAGCAAGAAAGGAAGCTGAGATTAGATATGGCTACCATGCAAATCATGGGAAAATGCCAGCAAGAAGGTAGCCCTTGCGTTCTCCGTGAGGTTTGAGCTATAGTCACCCATGACAATTGCATGTCAGCGGGCCGCAGCGCTTAATCTGCGGTGCACGGCTAGAGCTTGCCGAACTAGCCACAAGCCTGGAGGCAATCTCACTGTGAAGCGATACGCTGTACGCATCCCGTTAGGCGGTAACTAGCGGGCACTGATTTGGCCTCTGTTGCATGACGATGCTACGACCGTCTGACGAGGCGGCCAGAGGCCAATTCAGTGAGGTGAATGCGCAGGCTGATGCGCTCAGGAACAGATCAGAGGCAGTCAGTTCGATTCTGACTTTAATCCTAGGTGGTTTGAGCTTTGATATTTGCCGGAGATCAGCACCGGCCACCTCACTTTAATTCTGGGCCAATAGCTCAATCAGCAGAGCAGCCGACTCATAATCGGCAGGAGGAGCGGAGCATAGCCGCCTTGGCCCACCATCCCACCGCCCTCCCGACGGCGGCAGATAGTCGGGGCTTCCTCTCTCTCTCCATCTTGCCCCGCGATTGCGGGGATTTTTTTTTTCGGAAAAGGCAGGATTGCCAAGGATGGCGACTTGCCTCTGTTGTGGTACACTTTGGGCAAACCCTTCCAAATAGGTGAGTTATGGCCAAGCAAGAAAAAGGCCCAAAGTACAAGCCAGAATACGCCGAACGGCTGCCGGAGATGTTCAGCGAAGGGCAGGACGTGCTGGAAGTCTGCAAGGTGCTCGGCATTCATCGGTCGTGCTTTTATCAATGGGTAGACAAGTATCCAGAGTTCAAGGCGGCATACGAGCTGGCAAAAGAGGCGTCCCACGCTTGGTGGCATGAGCGTCTGCGCATTGCCGTAACCGAGGGCCTGCCGTCTGGCAGTGCGCCTGTGCTGATCTTCTGTGCCAAGGCTAAGCTGGGCATGATTGAGAAGCAGCACATCGAGCACTCCAGCCCTGACGGCAGCATGACCCCAACCCGCATTGTCATAGAGTCCGCGCAATCCGATGACAACGGCAACGATTAAGCTCCCCTCTAAAATCCTGCCCGTCCTCTCTCCGCCGCTTGGCAGCGCAAGATACCGCGCTCTGTACGGTGGGCGGGGTTCGGGCAAGTCGTTCAGCGTGGCCCTTATGGCTGCAATATGGGGCTACGCGCAACCCCTGCGCATACTCTGCACGCGAGAGTTTCAGGCGAGCATCAAAGAGTCCTTCCACGCCGAGCTGAAGGCCGCGATTGCGTCCTACCCCTGGCTAGAGGCGCATTATGACGTTGGCGTGGACTACCTGAAGGGCAAGAACGGGACGGAGTTCATCTTTCGCGGGTTGCGGCATAACAGCCAAGCGATCAAGTCGTTAGCGAAGATTGATCTAACCATCGTCGAGGAAGCGGAAACCGTCCCGGAGCAGTCCTGGCTTGATCTTGAGGCCACGGTTTTTCGCCAACCCAATAGCGAGCTTGTGGCGATCTGGAACCCGAAAGAGGACGGCAGCCCGGTCGATAAGCGGTTCAGAAAAAACCCGCCTGAAAACGCATTGATCGCCGAGGTCAACTGGCACGACAATCCCTACTTTCCAGAAGGGCTGGAAGCCTTGCGAAAGCGAGAGCAAGAGCGGCTAGACCCAGCCACCTACGCGCACGTATGGGAAGGAGCGTACCTTGAGAACTCAGACGCGCAAGTGTTCCACGGCAAGATCAAGATTCAGGAGTTCACCCCAGGGCAGGACTGGCAAGGCCCGTACTACGGCGGCGACTTCGGTTTTTCGCAGGACCCCACGGCAGCGGTTGAATTGTGGATTCATGGCGACGACCTGTATATTCACCGAGAGGCGTTCAAAGTAGGGCTTGAGCTGGATGACACGGCGGCCTACGTGTGCGCCAAAATACCCGGCTTTGATAAAGAGGTTAGCCGATGGGATTGCGCTCGGCCCGAGTCGATCAGTCACCTGAAGCGCCATGGCTTACCGCGCATTCAGGCGGTGAAGAAATGGCAGGGCAGCGTAGAGGATGGCATCCAGTTCTTGCGGTCATTCCGGCGAATCGTGATTCATCCGCGATGCGACAACATGCGCAAAGAGGCTAGGCTGTACAGCTACAGGGTGGACAGGTTGACCGGCGACATAACGACCAAGCTGGTTGATGCGCACAACCACGGATGGGATGCTGTGAGGTATGCTGTTGAGCCGATGATTACGCGCAAACAAATGCCACAAGTTACTTTCAAAATGAACTAACTGATATACTACCGAAAACGCTTGACAGGAATAAGCCATGCCGGTGCATACGACGCTACACCCAGAATATTCGCACATGCTGCCCATTGTGACGGCTGTCCGGGATGCGTGCGGTGGAGATCCTGCCATTAAGGCGAAGCGGGAGCTGTATCTACCGGCCGATTTTGCCAAAGACCCTGACACCGGCGCATACACTGATCACTACATCGGCTACATCAATCGGGCCTACTTTCTGGGCGTCACAGGCCGCACCAAAGAAAGCATGATTGGCATGGTGTTCCGCAAGGAGCCAGTCGTAAATCTGCCGAGCCAGCTTGAGCAATATCGAGAGGATATTGACGGGGCAGGCCAAAGTCTCGAACAAGTCAGCAAAGAGATGGTTGGCGAGCTGCTGGAGGCTGGCAAGTTCTTCCTCCTGGTGGACTACCCGGAAGCGCCGGAAAACGCGGACAGTGAGACCGAGGCGCGATTAGGGCTGCGCCCGACCATCGCCGCCTACCATTTCGAGAACCTGATCAACTGGCACTTTGAGGGTATCCGAGGCCGCCAGGTTCTGACCCGTGCCGTGTTGCGAGAATATGTGGACGCGAACGACGAGGATGAGTTTGGCCATGAAACTGAGACTAGGTACCGCGTTCTTAGGCTTAGGGACGGCGTTTATACTCAGCAGATTTACGACGACGCCGGCAATCCGATGAAAGATGAGTACATTCCGCGCATGGCCGGCGGCGCACCTTTTGATCATATACCGCTCCACATTGCAGGCGCCAAGACCAATCTTCCAGGCGTCGACATGCCGCCGCTGTATGACGTGGCCCGTGCCAATATCGCCCATTACCAGACCACGGCGAACGTAATGGAATCTGGCTACGTTGGCACTCAGCCGATGTTGCATGTGGACGTGGGCGAAACTGATCTGGATGAGTGGGCACAGCACAACCCCGGCCCTATCAGTTTCGGAAACCGCCACGGCCTGAAGACCAAGGGCGGAAAGCTGGAAGTTGTGCAGGCACAATCGACAGACTATAACCGCGAGGTCAAAAAAGACATCGAATCCGAGATGGTGGCCCTCGGCGCGCAGCTGGTGCAGCGTGGCGGGCAGGCAGAGACCGCAGAAGCCGCCCGCATAAATGCCAGCGCAGAAGCGAGCGTCCTTGACGTGGTCGTTGGCAATGCTTCGGAGTGCATCGAGGCCGCTCTTGAGGACTTCGCCCGATTCCTTGGCGTTAACCCGAACGACATCGAGTACCGCCTGAATGATAGCTATTGGGAATCCGGACTATCCGCACAAGACTTGCTGGCCGTTGTGCAGGCCCGCCAGCTTGGCAGCATTGGAGACCGTGACGTGCTGTATGCTATCCGGCAAGGCAGAATTCAGCTTGACCCGTCGCGCACCGATGACGAGATTCTGGAGGATGCCGCGTCCGGTTTAGTTGACAGTTTGCCCGGCGAGATGTAAAGGCTTATAATCAAAACACCTAACCACTGGCCCGCCGTGCGGGAAAGGAGAATGCTCTGTGAGCGAAGAAGCAACCGAAACCACTGGAGCGGTAGAGACAACCGAAACGGCAACCACTGAAGCCGCGCCGGAACTGCCGAAAGACATTCAGGAAAAACTGGCCGAGCTTGACCGGCTGAAGTCTCACCACAGCAAATTGCTGGACGAGACCAAGACCGCAAAGCAGCGGGCGCAAGAGCTGGAAGAGGCCCAGCGCCTGGCCGAAGAAAAGCGCCAGAAAGAGAACGGCGAGTTTCAGTCCCTGTATGAGGCTGAGCGGGAACGGGCGGAACGCCTTGACCGTGAGATCAAAGAGCGTGACCGCCGTGAGGCTGAGCGCGCAGTAGAGGGTGCGGCTGGCAAGATTGCGTCCGAGCTGACGCGAGACACAAAGCGAGCGGAGCTGCTGGCCGAAAAGATTCAGAAGTTTGCCCGATACACCGAAGACGGTGTGGTTTACGAGATGGGCGGCGTACAGGTCGATCAGGCCAAGATCGTCGAACACCTCAAGGAGAATTACCCGTTTCTGACTGACGGAAGCGGCGCAACAGGTGGCGGTGCCACCGGATCAGGTCGCCCCGGTGGGGCAGGCGATGGTAATGCAGCGGCAGATGCCGCAAAATCAAAGGGAGACCTGACCGGTTTCCTAACTGCCCATATCAAGAATTGACGAGGTGACACATGGCTATTAACTCCCCCGACCTGTCCGCACTGCTGAACGACAAGGTCATTAACGAAGCGTTTGAGATTGCGCGCTCCAACCGCACCGGCATCCTGCAAGCCGTCAGCATGGGCGCACCGCGCGCCGCGTTTGAAGGCTACAAGATGGGCTGGCTGGATATGCGCGTTGACGCGACCAGTTCCGAGACCACTGCTGCGGCCCTGGCCGCCGCCACTACCGTATCGGTGGCTGACGGCACCAAGTTCCGCGCAGGCATGACTGTCAGCCCGAAAGGTTCCGATGAGGTGCTGTTGGTCACTGCCGTGTCTGGCAACGACCTGACCGTGACCCGTGGCTTTGGAGGCACTACCGCTGCCGACATCGCGTCCGGGACCGAGCTGACCATTGACTCTGTTGGCCGCGAGGAAAACTCGCTGGCCCAGAACGACGGCATTTTCCAACCTGATCCGGTTGAGAACTTCTTCCAGACCATGGACACCGCCGTTGAGTTCAGCCGCCGCGCGCTGGCTACCATCCAGTTCGGCAACACCAACGACCTGGCGTTCCAGGTGTCCGAGCGTATCCGACAACTGACTATCCAGATGGACAGGGCGCTGGTTCGTGGCCGCAAAGCAACCGCCATCATTGGCGGCGAAACTGTGACCTACACCGGCGGTCTGCGGTATTACCTGGATCAGACCGGCGCAATTAACACTGACGGCGCTGGCGCCCTGACCCTGGACAAGATCAACGCCATCAACGCCGAGATCGTGTCTCGTGGCGGTACGGCTAACACCATCGCCGTAGGCATCAAGCAGGCCCGCGCGCTGTCCGCGCTGGTAGCGGCTAACTACAACTCCCAGCGGCTGCAAGAGTGGGCTGCTGACGAGGGCAGCCTGATGATGCTGCCGTCCGACCTGCCGCTGGTTGGCAACGTTAACCGCATCGTGGTTGATACCAACCTGGCAGACGACGAGCTGGTAATCTTCGATGCTGGCATGATCAGCGTGGTCCCGATGGCATCCGGCAATGCCGAGGCCAGCGGCGCATGGCGCACCGTGGACGCGACCCAGAACGGCCAAGACGGCCAGCGGACTCGCATCATCGGTGACTTTGCCATGGAGATCCGCCAGAGCAAAACCCACATGGGCCGCCTGTACGGTCTGACCTATAGGAGGTTGGCGTGAAATTCACTGTCCCTGAAGGCTACAGCGTAGTTCACAAGGGACAGGTGATTCATTCAAAGGGCGGCGTTATCCAGACGGAAGACGAGAGCCTGATTGAGTCCCTGTCCAAAAACCCAAAGGCCGAGCCCGAGCAAGCAAAGCGCGGACGGCCTGCCAAGAAAGACGAAGACTAAGCCGAAAGGCTGCAAAGGAGCCCTGCTATATGCGGGGCTTTTTTGTGCTAGAATGAGTGAAAATTAAACGGAGCCTCAATAATGAGCTACGCAACCGCTACAGAACTGCAAGGCTACGCCAGCGCCCGAGGAATAACGCTGGTTGGCGACCCTGACGTTTTGCTGATCAAAGCCATGGACTACCTGGACACGCAAAACCTAACTGTCCCTGACCCTGTGCCTGACCAGATCAAAACCGCCCAAATGGTTGCCGCCCTGCTGATCGACTCAGGCGAAGACCTGCTAGCCCCGCAGGGCCAGCGCGTGTTGTCCGAGAGCGTGGCAGGAGCCGTGTCTGTGAGCTACAGCGACACCGGGAGGCAGTCAACCTACTACCCGCAGTTGGCGGCGCTGTTGCGGCCTTATTTGGGTAGTGCTGGTGGGAATACGTTTGAGGTGCGCCGTGGCTGAAATCAGGCCAATCCATACCGCCAAGCCAGACCCCGACGTAATCGAAATGTGTGAGCAGCTGCTGGCCGAGGCCAAAGAGGGCCGAATTCAGGGCTTGGCGGTGGCAACCGTAGAGGCTGACCGCACCTTTGGTACGGCGTTTGAAGTAGGCGGCGGCGCAGTCCTTTCGCTTATTGGAGCGGTTACGCTATTGCAGCATGACCTAGCCATGACGGGGTTTGAGCATGACTGAAGGATTCCAATACTGCCCCGTATGCGGGCGAACCATAGAGGCAAGCAACCGCGAAGAGGTGAAAAGCGGGGAGCATGAAGGCTATTTATTTGTGCATGATGATATTGTGCATGATGATAGCGACATCGAAGCGTTAGAGCGAGGTGTGCAATGAGCGCCTTTTATGACCGCATGCAGTCCACAGCCAGCCGCCTGCTGACCAAGTACAAGCAAGGCACGGTGGTCTATAACGCGCCAGGCTCAGACGGCGACCCGTTTAACCCACCCACTCCCGGCCAGTCATACCCAGTTAGCGCCGTACAGGCTCAGGGCCGCGAAAAGCAGACCTACATCGACGGCGGCTATATCGTCGCCACGGATATACTGTTAGCCGTTGCGCCGTTTGAGGTTGAGCCTACGCAGTCGGGAACGATGGAGATTAACGGGGAGGATTATCAGATCGTTATGGTGGACAGCCCGACGGTTGAGCCGGGCGCGCCGGTTGTTTGGTTTGTTGGGTGTCGGAAGTAGTGCTATAGTTATTGGGCGGCTAGGCTAGCTACCGAACGCACGTACACCCGGACGTGTTGCCGCTTTCCTTAATCCGGGCACAATGCAAGGGTGGTTGTTTATGAAAAACCAGTTTGAATGTGAGCCTAAGTTCTTTTCTGTTTGCGAGAAATTTTACAAACTTGCTACATCTCGCGATATTGATTTAATGGAAGTTCCGACCGAAATCGGGGGCGAGTGGGACGCGCTAAATCTAACTGATGCTGAAGCGATGGCCGCCATATACCCAGTGTTGGAGGGTACTAGCGAGTCCCCGTGCGCCCAAGGGTCTGCATTCACCGAGTATTTCTCTGGCATGACGTTCATGGCGGCACTGGAGATGCAAAAGGCAGCTTTGAACTGGGCCAGAGAAAACTTAACAGACGAACAGGTGAGTTCGTTAGAAGATTATTTGGACAATGAAATGGGCTAGACCAGCCGTTTTTCCGAATTAGCCCTCACCCGAGGGCTTTTTGCTATACTGACCAAAACCAAACCAGAGCCGCGCCATGGCACAGCCTAACCTCCAGCAAATAGCAAAAGACAACGAACTCGCCGTCCTCAGCGCCTTCCGCAAGGCCGTCCAATCCGTCAAGGATCAGGCGGTCATTGCCGAGATTGCCGCGCTTATCAACCGTGGCGACATCGAAGGCGTCGTCAATCTGCTGCAACTTGACCCAACCACCTTTAGGCCGCTTGAAAACGCCGTGATT